TACGGGAAAAACCTTTGACTTTCTCAAACTTTGTGACACTTTCAAATTTGTCCTCTAATCCTGTCTTATGAGAGATGACAAATATATTAGCATCTTTAATGACATAACGAATAATCTTTAAAAACTCCTCTGTACCAAATCCATCAAGTGAAGAATCAAATACCTCATCCATAATCAAAAGATTGGTGTTGACTGAGTTTTTCATTCTCGCAACTTCTCTCCAAGTAAACAAAAGTGAGAGGTCGATTCTCATTTTTTCACCTTCACTAAAAGAAGCATAAGAGAAGTCTTCGTGAATTGGAGACTGGACGGTTTCGTTAAATTCCTCATCAAGAGTGAAGTTAATATAGAAGTCCATCATCTGAAGATAACGGTTAACTTGCTGATTTATCAGCGGTAGATACTTCTTAATGATTTTGGATTTCACTCCACCGTCTTTTAACAAACTATACGTAAAATCGTAATAGTTAATAGAGTCTTTCTTAGAAGCGAGTTCGTCGTATGTAGTTCTTAAGTTTTTATTAAAGGATTCTAGCTTCTCATGTTCAGAATTTCGGTTTGCAAGGTTCTCGGTAATAGTTTGAATTTCACATTCAAGATCTCTGATTTGTCTCTGACATCCAGTGATCTTAGTATTGTTTTGAGAAATGCCATGAGTGAGTTTCGTAATCTCCTTAGATAGTGCTGTGAATTGACGCTCTCGCTCCTCTTCCTCTTTAATTGCCTCCTCCAGTTCTTGATAACCAGATTGCAACTCCTTTGCTTTATTTTGAGCGTCTGTAATTTTATTTATTCTAAATTCTTCTTCAATCGGTTGTGTGCAAGTGGGGCATACCGTATTCTCTGTAAAGAACTTGTGCTCTGAAGTAATCGTGGATACTCTTTGAGATATCTTACCTTTAAGATTTCCTAATTTACGAAGTTTGTCTGCAGCACCGGTGACGATTTCTTGCTCTTTTGTATATCTAAAAATGTCCTCTTCTAGCACGGCGTTTTCAGTCATGTAAACACCAACTTCGGAATCTAATTTGATAATCTTATCTTTATTGGCATTAATATTGGCATTACCACGATTCTCAAGTTCCTCAATAAAGTCCTTTTGCATCTTTACTTTATCAAGTAAAGATTCTTTTTTAAATTCTAAAACCTTCATATCTTCCTTTACAATGCGAATCTTTTCCTTGATTAAAGTGTTCATTGAAGAAAATATTTTAATATCTAACAAATCTTCAATCACCTCTCGACGGTGAGCCGCAGGAAGTTGCATAAAAGGAATAAAAGTGCTTGAACCAAGAATCACAATCTGAGTAAAAGACTTATAGTTCATTTTTAATACATTCTGTTCTAACCATTTCTGTTGATCAAGAGCAGCGGCCGACTGATCAAGTGCAGCACCATTTCTCCAAATCTCAAATACTGCTGGTTTGATCCCCCTTACAATTTTCCAAGTGATTGGTCCAATCGAAAACTCAACCTCAACTTTACAATCCTTTTCATTGACTGAGTTAATCAATTGAGGTTTATTGATTTTACGAAATGGTTTTCCAAACAAAGAAAATGTTAGTGCATCCAAGACAGTGGACTTACCAGCACCGTTTGTACCAATGATCAGATTAGTTTTATTTTTTGTGAAATCAACTTCCGTGTATTGATTTCCAGTTGAAAGAAAATTTTTCCAACGAATAGTTTTAAATAAAATCATGTTTAATGTTTGGAGGAATCACAATGTCATTTTTGGTAATGATAGTATACTGATAGTTGTATGCGTCACAGGTTTTTAGCATTACCCTATCTTCAACTTCAATCACATGCATCTCTGGATAATCTTCTTCTTCTAACATCATAGCATATCTTATTGCATCATCTTCCTCTTCAAACAAATATAAAACCTGTTCTCCATCTTCGTTTGCTACTGAATATGCACCTTCTTCCTCTTTGCCATCAATTGTTAGAATAAACATCACACCAGTTCACATGCCTCTTGATAGATTTCTTGAATCATTTTTTGAATGATAGATTTATCAAGATCTATTTCTGCCTCCTCAATATATCTATTCAAGATAGATATTGTGTCTTCAGATTCAAAGGCTTCAAAATCTTCAGATTCTTGAATCGCAAAATTTTCAACAACTTTTAGTTCGGCAACACCACAAGAGTAAAGTTTATCAATAAACTTCTCAAATTTTTTAGTATCTGTTTTTTTCCGAACGATAACTCTTACAATTTTATTTTCATACTCACGAGTGTCAAAAGTTTGATAGTTTGTATCCTGATAATAAATATTGTAAAAAAGATGATAAGGATTATCAATCGATACTTTTTCTAAAGTATCTGTGTCAAAAATATGAAATCCTCTCGTATCATTTACATCATTCCAGAACATCTCATATGGATTTCCAAGATAAAAGATTTTTCCATTATTCGATCTAGTGTGATAATGCCCAGAAAAAACAAGTTTAAACTTATCAAAAACTTTACTTTCTAAACCATGATCCATAACAATCTGATTATTGACTCTGAATCCATTAAGTTCCAAATGCCCCATCACACACTCGCATGATGTTTTTTTAATCATAGTTAAAGTTTGTTCCTCATTTTCCTGATTAATCCAAGGAACAAACAACACTTTGAGTTTATTCAATAAAACTTCTTTTGGTTCTGAGTACACAGTTACATTGCTGTATTCACGGAGCAAAAGATCTACTGCGTTTACTTGATTAGTGTTCTTATAATAAGCCGTGTGATTTCCAACAATTGTATGAACAGTGATATCCATTTTTTCTAAAGTGTCATAATAATGATTCTTTGCCCACGACAGAGCAGAAAAATCGATGCCTTTACGACTATCAAAAGTATCACCCATATCAATGACCGTAGTAATCCCTTCCTTCTCTAAGGTAGGAAAAAATACATCATTATAAAACTTCAGGAAGTAATCATGAAAAAGTTTAGAGTTCTTTCTTGCTCCGAAGTGCTGGTCAGTGATGATAGCGACTTTCATTCAATAGCGAAGTTTGGAGTGAACATTGTCCTTAATAGAATTATAATCGCTGTAGTTCGATCCGTCAATACTATTATTATCGTCAAACACTTCATTGTAACCAGAGCGTTCAATAATTTTATTCTTGATTTCTAGTTGGCGCTTTTCTCTTTGAATCCTGCGGAGAAATGCATAATGAATAATCTGTGTAAAGTAAGCAAAAGGATTTTGAGATTTCTCAGGATTAAAATTATGAATATACTGTACACAGTTTTCGATTCCATCAGAAATCATATCTTCCTTGAACATATAGTTCACAAAGTTTGGCTTAAACGACAGATGATTAGCAATCTTCAGAAAACACTCTCCGATGTATCGAGGGATGGGAGGTTTTGTATCCCAAGTTTTTGATCGATCATCTTTTGTAGGTTCTCTACCATACTTTTGAATAAAAGTTATTTCAACATCGCCGCGATACTTAATTAGAGCAGAAAGAAAGTCTTTATTGTTGACATAATGCTCTGACCTTTTTCTTGTGGTCATGATTGTTGTTGTTATCATAAGTTATAATCATAATTATGTAGATATAATAACATATTATTATATACTTGACAACCTCTGAAATATTGCTAGAATACCTTTGTTGAGGTTAAAAAGACTAGTTTTAATTAATCTTAAAGATCTTTTCTAATATTTCTTTGGCATCATTAACATTGGAAATGTATCCCATTTTTCTATTGATCTTGCACTCATTACCATCTGAGTTTCTATTATCTCGTACATAAGATTGATACATTGATATCATTTCGATGTCTGATGATTCACTCATCGTGATCACATCGTCAATATTTAAAACAAAAAGATCTTCGGTGGTTGTTTTTAACCAAGGTTCAAATCTATACCCTACTATACCAACTCTTGTTCTAATCTCTTTTACGATGATTGGATTAGAAACAAGTAATAAAGTTCTATCTTCTTCCTCAGAGGGTGCTACTTTTGCGAATATCTCTTCGCCTGTTTTTAGTTTGAGTGTTGCATAAAAGTCGTCTTCAATTCCCATTTTTCCTTAGTTGTACAGAGATTATATCATAGTTAAAGTTTTCTTCATTATAGATTTTGATTCTTTCAATAAGATGATTTAGTGTATAGTTTTTTCTTGATTTGTAAGTGCAATCATCAGCAATATCATAAAGTGTTGCTTTTACTTTGTTTTTTCCTTTTCTAAGAACTCGTCCAATACTTTGAAGATTGCGGATTCTAGATTTATTTGGTGAGGCAAAGATAACATTATGGAGATTTTTAATGTTGATACCAGTAGAAAAAGTTCCATAGGAGGCAACAATAATTGCGTTATTTTCCCTCTCAGTTATCTCTCTTACCAGTTCTCTCTCCTCAGCATCAACTCCACCGTGAATAAAAAATACTTTACGATTGCTTTGCTTATTAGTATTTATCTTTTCGTAGAGTATTGCTCCATGAGTTTCAACTCTACTATAAAGGACAAGAGTATTACCTTTGAGATCTAATGTTAAATTTTTAATAAAATTATTTCTTTGTTCGTGTGAAATCAAATATTGTATTTCATCTTCATAGGTTTCAAATTTCTGTGGTAAATGTTTAAGAACAATGCACTGAATATCAAGTTGCGATAAGTGTCCTTGTTTCATTAACTCATCAGTTCTTGTCACTTTATATGATGGACCAAACAATCCTTCTAATACCCATTTATGAGTTTGTGTTCCGTCTAGAGTTCCTGTAAATCCAAATCTATATTTTGCATGATGAAGTTTAGTCATAATCTGCACTAAAGATTTAGACTTGAATAAATGAGCTTCATCACCTATAATCACACTATAATCTTCAAAAAATGAACGTTCTAGTTTATAGACTGACTGCCAAGTTGTAATTGTAACTGGAAACTCATTTGTTTTTTCTTTACCAGAGTAGATACGATGACAATATGACTCAGCATCCCAACCATAATCTTGGAAGTCCTTATACATCTGCTCTACCAAAGATGTCGTGGGAACAACTAAAAGTATTTTTTCGTTCTTATCAACATAGTATCTCACTAACGA